TTTCAAGTGAAATGTAATCGGCAAGACAGGTCACGCCCGCAGCTCGCTGAAGTACCAGCGCCCACTCAAGCGGGAAAATTTGATCGCCACCAGCACGTAACCGATTGAAAATCGCGTCTTGGCTAACGTCGAGAACCTCAGCCGCCTCTTTGTACCCGCCCGGAAATGCCGCGATAATTTTTCTGACTACCGCGACATACGAATCGGTTTGTTTCTCTACTTTCCAGTGCTCTTTGCCCACGGTTAACCCCTTCTTGCTGTGGTTACGGCTGCTTATCAGTTTCGTTAGTCTTCTGATAAAGCTTGCTGTCGTACTTAAGTTTCCCTTTAGTGATTCGCTCAATAACAAAAGCTTGCTTCTCAGGAATGATTTCCCCCCACCGGCATACAGCGGGATGAGAAATACCGAGAGCGCTGGCTGTCTTTGAGATGCCACCAAAGTGCTCAACGACGTCTAATTTGTGCATGATTCCTCCTTAAAGTTGACGCCTTAAAGGTAACAAAAGGTACATCAAATAGCAAACAACAGTTACCTTTGAAATGTGTAACATAAGTTACATGAGAACAGAAATGAAAGACCGAATTAGATCCAAGCGGTTACAGCTTGATATCACTCAGGATGCACTAGCAAAAAAGCTTGGTGTAAGCCGTGTCTCGGTAACGAAATGGGAAAATGGAACAACAAAGCCGGATGGCGAA